ATACCAGGCGGTCGGCCTAGTGGCGCTGCCGGTAGTCAAAAGCCAAGTGAGAACTAGGTTCTCGGTGTAGTCGGTAAACGATGACATTTCAAAACTCCTTTATCCGAAAGTCCTAGCCCGCATCATGATAGACCCGCCAGATGTCGCAGCGCGATCATCTGCCACCTGTATCGCCTCAAGAGCACTGGTGTACATCGAGGCCCAGACAGGAATCCGGCCATCGTCCTTCAGGTATGGCGATGCTTGCATCAGCGAGCCATAAAGATAAACGTCAGGAGACGATGCCAAGAGCCAATTAGAAGACACCGTGCTCGACAACTTGGTCAGTTTGGCGTAGTAAGTCAACTCTGCCGTGTAACTGTTATCAGGCACTGGCAGCACGCGAATCTGGCCGCCGACAATGCCAAAGTACTGCGGCTTGCCAGGCGACAGGTACATCGTTGACTTCATCGAATCCAGAGCGTCAATCGACTCAAAGGCCAGTGCCGTCACCGGGTTGGTGTTGAGCTTGATCGACTTGGTTTCCAAGAAGTCGGCAGGAACCGCGCTGTACTCGGTGTCGATTGCAGCCGTTGCACGCACGATCATCTGACGGGTGCGCAGCGTCCTCTCAATCTGCGCCTCGGCCAGAGAGATAAAGTCAGGCACCACCGCCGTGAGATCGGTCCGGTTCAGCCAATCCGCAACAGACGATTTCAGCTCGTTGTAGGTGGTCAGGGCCATTACGATTCCCTCGCTTTTTCCAAATCCTTGATCGCCCAGGTATGGTCGTGCTTGAACTCAAACATTCCGATGTGACCGATCTCTTTCGAGACATCGTGGTCAATCCAGATTTTAAAGCCAGCCTCGCGTGCTTTCCTACAAAAGAACACATCTTCGCCGATATAGCCTCGCTTGTCATGCCGCCAAGGCGTTTCGTACCAAGGCTCGCTCAAAGCCTTAAAGACTCCCGCCTTAATCATCATGACGCCCATGCCGACTGAGCCAACTTCTTGCAGTCCAGTGCTATCGGGCATCGACCAGACCAACTCCCTGTCGCCGTTTTCCTTGTATATCTGAGCGGTCGGCCCTGTAGGCATACGCCTACGAGCGCAGTTCGTCGCCACGATGTCAAGGTCATGCGCCAGCAGCCGCGAGATCATGTCCTGCGGGAAGCGCATATCAGAGTCGATAAAGAGAATGTGCGAGCAGCCCTCGCGCATGGCATCAAGCGACAACTCGGCTCTCTGGTTGGCAATCAGCGTTCCCTCGCTGATCTTGAGCGAGATGGCGTCATTGGTGTTAAGCGTATGGAAGCAAACCATGTTCACCAAGTCGTAGGTGAACATCGTGTGAACCATGTCACGCGCAGGCGTGCAGACCGCGATGTAGTTGTGCTTCATACTTGGCCTGGCCTCACGCGGAAGTGACGATTTTCCGGATCGTTGAGCCAGCGCTTCATGTACGCTTCGTCGTCCAGCTTGCCCTCTGCTTTCATCTGATAGTAGAGGCTCAGAGGTATTGACGCGACGCGTGACCATTCGCCCCAGCGTGCGCGCTCATCCACCTGATTGAATTCGTCTTTGTTCTCCTCAATGATCGCGGAGACATCCTGCTGCGTCTGGATAGTCGCCTCATCTTTTTCCGCGTCGTAATGCCATGTCCTGGTGATCCCGAGTTCAGGGTTCACATCAAATAGTTTTTTGTCTGTCATTGTTAAAAAGGGACCGGGTTTCCCCGATCCCTCCGTTGCTTCGATTAGGAAGTAACCAGGTCTGCTGCCAGACCGTGAGCGTTCTCAGCCAGAACCTTCAGACCCCACTCGACGATCAGCATACGCTTCTCAGCGTCGCCGGTCTTGGCGAGTTCAACCTGCTGGTACGGACGCAGAACGACCATCTTTGCGTAATCGGGATCGATCACGAAAGCGTCACGCTCGCGCTGGAAGCGGTTCGGAACCACTTGCACGTTGCCGAAGTCCGACACATAGATATCAGCAGCACCGATGATGGTGGCAGGACGCGCACCGCCGTCGATGTTGAAGCGCGAGGAGGCAATGCCAGCAAAGCCAGAAACGCGCTGCTTGTTGATGGGACCAACCATCAGGATCTTCGGCGTGCCGCCCTGAGTCCAAACCTTCTGAATGACGTTCTTCAGGATGGTCTCAGTGAAGGTGCGCACGGTGCCATCAGTACGACCCAGCGTCGGCAGGGTGGTATAGCTGGGGTTGACGCCGTTCGTGGTGTCGTAGTCCACGTTGGTCTTGATGAAGGCTTGCAGAGATGCAGTGGTGCGAGCAGCGGTGGTGCTACCAGAGGTGGTACCAGCGTTGTTCAGCATTGCGAACTCTTGATCGCGCTTCAGCTCAGAGCTGCGCTTTGCAATCTGATACGCGACCTCAGAGCGACGGCCAGCCTTGTTCACCACCTCTTCGGTGTTGGACAGGATGATCGTCTTGCGCGAGATCTGCGCATAGTTTTGCAGACGCACAGTTGCGACAACAGAGTCGAAGGACGTAACGTCATCACCCTCAAGCTGTGCGTTTGCAGCAGCAGCGGCAAGGGTATCAGTCTGCCACTCATAAAGAGTGTTCGTCACGTTCTCACGGCCAATGTTGGACATGAAAGGCGTTTCTTCGGGTGCAATGTTGGTGATGACATTGCTCAGATCTTCACGAATACCCTTTGCAGAGTAAGTCGTGAAGGTATTGGTCACGATAGCCATGATTTACCTCATTTCAAAAGAAGTGCAATTGCGGAAGCCGCATCTTCGACGCGGCCAGTTTTGGCAAGACGCTGTTTTGCTCGAACGCTATCGCTCATCTGTGAAACCCTTCCTGCTGCTCCAGGCTTGGCAGGCTTAGGCCCGTTGTTTGTAACGGGTTTGATGCCCTGGCGCTTGGCCTGCATCTGGTCATAGAGCGCCGCTTTACGCAGCGCCAAAACCACCCGGTGGTCGAAAATGTTTCCAAGTTCTTCAGGTGTAAACCCCATCTTCTGGCCTAACTCGACCAGCATGGCTTTCTCGGCCTTGGCCTTGGCCGGGTCTTTCCATGACGGAATTGCTTCGATCAGTGCTTGCGCCTCTTTCGCCTTAACGGCTTGGAATCGCTGCATCTGCTCTTGCTGCGCGATCTCGGCAAGGCGCTGCTGTTCGGCCTGAATAGCGGCAGCCTTCTCCTTGTTTTCGCGCATCACCTCGCGCTGCCGTACATACTCGATGGGGTCTTCACGATAAAGACGATCCCAGTCGATCTGCGGCTCGGCAGCCACTTTCACTTGCTCACTTAACGCCCCCAACAATTGAGCATATTGCTCTCGCTCGGCCCGGACCGCCTGCAATTCAGCTTCGGCAGCCTTACGCGCCTCAGCAACTTGCTGCGTCTTCCGGGTGTAATCCTGAGTCCTTGAATAGCCCTTCTGGAGTTCGTCCAAGGTCACCTCGATTTCCTTACCGTCAACTTTGACGGTGAAAACCTGGGGCTTGTCCTCTTCCTGGGTGTCTTCTTCTAACTCGGATTGTTCGCCATCAGTCTCATCGCTGGATGCGTCTTCAGTATCCAGCGAATCATCAGATAGCGCCGCAGTCTCCTCCTCCTCGGGAGTAGACTCTTGCGTCTCGCCGCCTTCCTGTTGTCCCTCTTCAGGCAGTATGGCTGCGAGTGCTTGGACCGCTTGGTCCATATTCAATGGGCCAGATGGCGCACTTGCCTGTGGCGTGGGTGCATTCATTGGTCAAATTCCTTTATTTGTTTTGAACACGCTCGATGGCGCGCTGCGCCACCTTGCCGTTGTCGATCACCTTTGTCAACTCAGTCTTGAGACTGTCAATCGCCTTGAGCATCGCCCAGCACTGCTCGCGCTTGGCGGTCTCGTCCGATCTCGTCGACTTGAATATCCAAAGCTGATCGTTCTCCAGTTTCGTCAGCGCAGCAACCAGAGTCTCATCCTCCAGTATCTGCTGCGCCTTTCTTCCTTTCCTTACTGCTTCTTCATCACTCATTGAGCCATTCCATTAAGGTTGATGGGTACAGGTACAACCTGGGGCTGTGCCTGCGCTGCCTGCATAGCAGATTGCAAGATCGCACTCTGCTGACGCATTGCCTCACGGTCCATGCTCTGCGCTGCCATCAACTCGGCATTGCTGATCTGGGTGCCGTACTTTAATTCAAGCTCGTATTTTTTCAAAAGGAAATCTTGCGCCATCTGATCGCGCCGGTAGTCGTCATCGCGCATCATCTGATCGCGCTTTAGCTCCAGCTCGGCAGCCTTCTTCTGGATGTCGGCCTGGATCGACTCGGCCTGTACACC